TTCAACCGCGATCACCCAGGTACAATGTTGCTGTTGGTGTGTATATTAAACCTATTGAACATATTATTTATGATATAATCGGTGAGGTCTTCGGATCCCCAACTGTGCTGAAGGGGTATAACGCGGATCAGTCAGGTGAAATCATTGCCAGTAAGTGGCATATGTTTCGTGATCCTGTGGCAATCGGGCTAGATGCATCCCGATTCGACCAACACTGCTCCCCACAAATATTGCGATGGGAACATCGCATGTATCGGTTATTCTATCCCAAATCAAAACAGCTGCGACGACTGCTGGGTTGGCAGATACGCAATAAAGGGTATGCAAATACCCCGGATGGCCGAATCAAATACCAAACCCACGGTTGCCGAATGTCGGGTGACATGAACACAGGCCTTGGGAATTGTCTGATCATGTGTGCTATGGTCTATTCATTCTTCAAAGATCGATGCACAATCTCGCTAGCGAATAACGGGGATGATTGTGTTGTCTTTATGGAGCGTAAAGACCTTGCCCACATGGTTGAACTACCAAACTGGTTCCATAACATGGGTTACACCATGAAAGTAGAGGAGCCTGTGTACATGTTAGAGAGAGTGGAGTTCTGTCAAACACGACCTGTGTTTGACGGGTCACGTTGGCGAATGGTGAGAAATCCAAGGTCATGCTTGTCAAAAGACCTGGTTTCCACCAAGAATCTTGAAACTGAGAAGAGTTGGCGTTACCAATGCCAGGCTATTTCTGATTGTGGCATAGCCGCCTATGGTGACATGCCTGTGTTTTGTACCTTTTACAAACTGTTGTCTGTTGGGGGCAAACACAAGGAAAACAACAACTGTTCTTCAGGTTTAGAATTCATGTCTCGTGGACTCCATTATAAGAGTCAAGAGCCGAACTGGGAGTCAAGGGTCTCCTTTTATCGTGCGTTTGACATTACTCCTGACCAACAAGTTTGTCTTGAGGAAACGTATGCACAGTTGGAATGTAAATTTAGTCCTGGATCTGTAGTAAAATTCAACAATCTTACTGAGACCGTCCACCTTAATTAGTCTATAAAATTTGTATCGTAATAATAATATTAATACTCTTCAGAAATGGCATTAGTCGCAACAAACACACTAGGCCAAATGGCCCGTGCTGGAGGTACATACATTGCTGGAAGGGCTGTTCAAGCCCTTGCCGATCGTGTAGAGAGAACAATCAGTTCTACAAGTCCGCAGGAAGTAAGCGCAGCATTAGCGAGGCTTGCTCCGGGGAAAGCCAACAAGGCAAAAAGAAACGCCG